TGCACCAGGCAACAGTAAAAATGGGTACAAAAATAACACCTACTTGAAAAAGCGGTGCTGCTAATGATATAATATGGCTTGTCTAGGGCGGTATTATTCATAGGCACTGCTTATGTAAGTATCGTGGTAAAAGCTCTTGTGTTGGTAGCACAGGGGCTTTTATTTTAATATTCCGTATATTTTCATTCAATAACCTCATTTGTTGATGTGCGAATATTTCAACTATATCCACATCTTTACACCGCCTGTCGTAGTCTCCATTCTCAATATGAGTAAGTTCATGATGATATGATATAATACAGAAACTAAGGCGGTAAATCCTTGAAAATACAGGGTTTACCGCCTTTTTTGTTTCTAATTTGTTACTGGTTCAGTGCAAAAAATATTATTTTAATAGGGCAATGGTGTCCCGTAACTGTTCAATAGTCTTGTGATTATACACCCGGTTTCCTACATCCTTTGACTTATGACCCATTAACATATCAATACATTTCCTGTTTCCTTTGGCATTGTCAAGAAGTGTTTCAAAGGTGTGCCGTGCTTCATGTGGGGTCTTGTCTGCACCTATCTTTTCCATGACTTCACTCCAACACTTATAGTAATTTGCCTGACTGAACTTTTTACCCTGATAAGTGAACAGGTACTTGTTTCCTTCATCAACCAATGCTTTCACAAATGGTTTGATTCGTTCATGTATCGGAACAATACGGCACTTTCCGGCAGCGGTCTTGATACCACCTTCAAAGTACCATTCCTTGATGTTCACCTGTTCTGTTTTCATCCCAAGCAATTCTTGAAGTCTGAACCCGGTGTAAATGTAAATCAGCACAGTGTTCACCCAAGGTTCATCTTTTATTTTCCATAGTGCATCAATCTGTTCTTGGGTGAATGGTTCACGGGTTGTTTCAGGTATTGGTGGGGCGGTGGTTATTTGTGAATACATTTTATCTATCAGGTCAATTTCAAATGCAAACCTGTCAAGGTGTCCGAACAAGTTCTTGATCGCCCATTGTGTAGAGTATGCACACCCGCAGTTGTCAATGCAGTCTTGCATCTGATAGGATTTCATTGACCTGTACTTCACACCGTAGTATTTGGAACAGTGCTTGAACGCTGCCCGCAAGGACTGCTGATTTGATTTTCCTAACCTTGGTAACTTGATTTCA